TATTCAACTACTATAAGAAAACAGGAAAAAGACCAGAAAGATTTAGAAGGGAATACAAACTGGAAAGAATGGACCAACCACTGAAACCTGAAAAGGATGAGGTCGTCAAGTGTGTCTCTATGCCTGAAAAGGTGCTTTTACCCAACTATATAGAAGGAAATGATTGATAATTTTATTTTTTATAATAATTTTGTCTCATTTTTCTTTTTAGTCGGTGTAATTTTGTAAATTTAATATAGTAAAAATTTATATATTTAAATTATATAAGTAATGAATCCTTTAGCATCATTAAAAGAGAAATTGATGATAAAACCAGTTATTGAAGAAAGAGAAAGAGTTGCTGTTCTTATAAAAGGAATTAAAAAACCAAAAAAATTAAAAACTATTAGTAAAGAAGAAGAGGATAATAAAGTTGACCAAGAGGATGAATTACAAGATAAACAAACTGGACCTATTATTGAAATGCAAATGGACAAAGATTTTGATCGTAAAGCTCTTTTAACTAAATTGGCAGAAAGTAAAAAACTAAAAGTTACTATAAAACCTGTAATGGAAATTACAGAAGAAAAAAGAGTTTCTGAACCAGTACCTTTACCAGAACCTGAAATAAAAGCTAAAAAAATAGAAGCAAAAAAACGTTTAATTATTGAACCAGAAGATGAAGAAATGGTGGAAGAAAAAATAAATCAAGAAAAAGAAGAAAGTGATGGTGAAGAAATTGTTTTAAAACCAAAAAAGAAAATCCATTTTGCAGAAGAACAACAAATTATACCTATTAAAGTTCCAAAAAAGAAGCAGCGAATTACTAATAAAATAGAAAAAGGTATTGCTGTTTTAGGACCAGAAACAATTGTTGAAATTGGCGATACTGATTTAAGAAAGCGTATTCCTAAAAAATCACCTCCAGTTATCCTTAAAGTTTCTAGTTATTATATGAACAATAGAGAGATTTTTATTAACTTTATTAATTCTCTCTTTGAACCTTATAAAAAAGAATTACTAGAAAATAAAGAAAATATTTCATGTGATACAATAGGAAAAACTAGTGAAAATTTTTCATTATTAACACATCAAAAAATTGTACGCGATTATATGAATTTGTATACGCCTTATCGTGGACTTCTTTTGTATCATGGATTAGGGTCTGGCAAAACGACAAGTTCTATTGCTATTGCAGAGGGTATGAAAGATTCTAAACAAGTTATTATTATGACTCCTGCTTCTTTACGTGCAAATTATATAGAAGAACTTAAAAAAGCAGGTGATTTACTATATAAAAGAAATCAATATTGGGAATGGATTTCTATTGATGACTATCCAGAAGCATTGCAACCTATGAGTGCTGTTTTAAATTTACCACAAGAATATATTCGTAAACATAGAGGTGCGTTTTTTATAAATGTATCTAAACCTTCTAATTATGATGAATTAAATGATATAAATAGAAAAGTATTGGAAGAACAATTAGATGAAATGATTCGTTCAAAATATAAATTTATAAACTATAATGGATTACGAGCACAACGTTTGTCTGAAATGACTAATAATTTTACTCGTAATATTTTTGATAATGCAGTAGTTATTATTGATGAAGCACATAATTTAATTAGCAGAATTGTCAATAAAATTAAAAAAGAAAAATCTATTCCAGATGAGGAAAAAAAAATAAAAAAGAAAGAAGAAGAACAAACTGGTTTAGAAGAAGAAAGTATTTTTGGTGAAAATACTCCCATCCATTTGGCTACAAAATTGTATTATATGTTATTACGAGCAAAGAATGCACGTATAGTATTATTATCTGGTACTCCTGTTATTAATTATCCTAATGAATTTGCTATTCTTTTTAATATTTTAAGAGGTTATATTAAAACATGGAAAATACCTTTACAAATAAAAACAACAAATAAAATAGACAAAGACTCACTTCGTAATATGTTACTTGGTGAGAAATCTCTTGATTATTTAGATTATTCTCCTGCAAGTAAAATATTAACTATCACTAGAAATCCTTTTGGTTTTAAAAATAAAATCAAAAAAGAGTCTGGATATCAAGGTGTTACAAATGTTACAAAAGATGGTCTTGAAATAGATAATGAATTTATTTCTGATGATGATTTTGAGAGAAAAATTATCAATATTTTAAAAAGAAATGATATTGATGTTATACCTCAAGGTATTGAAGTAATCAATAAAAAAGCTTTACCAGATGATTTAAATACATTTATGACACGATATATTAATGATACAAATAAGCATTTAAAAAATACAGATGCATTAAAAAGACGTATTATTGGGTTGTCCTCTTATTTTAAAAGTGCACAAGAAGGGTTATTACCTAAATATAATAAAATGATTGGAGTAGATTATCATATTATTCGTGTACCAATGAGTGATACTCAATTCAAAATTTATGAATCCGCACGTAAAGAAGAGAGAAAATTAGAAAAAAAGAACCCCAAAAATACTTCTGAAGAATTATTTGAAGAAAAAGCATCTACTTATAGAATTTTTAGTCGTTTATTTTGTAATTTTGCCCTTCCAGAAAGACCTATCCCAGAGAAAAAGAAAAAAAATATAACCGATAAAACACAGGAAGAAGATGATTCAAATATGGCTCAAATTATTAAACAAGGCATACGCGAAGAATCTAAACAAGATGTGGAAGATGAACGTGAAGGAGAAATTGAAGGAGATGAAATTTTAAATAGATTAGGAGGAACAACATATAAAGAAAGATTAGACACTCTTCTTATTAATATAAAGGAACATGCAAATGATTTTTTAACACCTGAAGCATTACAAATATATAGTCCTAAATTTTTACACATTCTTGAAAACATTCAAGACCCAGAATATCAGGGATTACATTTAGTATATAGTCAATTTAGAACATTAGAGGGGATTGGATTATTCAGTCTAACTTTGGAAAAAAATGGATTTGCACGTTTTAATATTAAAAAAAATTCCATGGGAGTATGGGAAATTGATATTTCTGAAGTAGATCAAGGAAAACCTACTTATGCATTGTATACTGGTACAGAGAGTTCTGAAGAAAAAGAAATTATTAGACATATTTATAACGGAGAATGGGATGATATTCCAGAGAGCATTGCAACAGTACTAAAATCAAAATATGTTAATAACAATATGGGTGAGGTTATAAAAGTCTTTATGATTACATCTTCGGGATCAGAAGGTATCAATTTAAGAAATACTAGATATGTTCATATTATGGAACCTTATTGGCATCCTGTTCGTACAGAACAAGTAATTGGTCGTGCTAGACGTATTTGCAGTCATAAAGATTTACCAAATGCTTTACAAACTGTTGAAGTATTTATTTATTTGATGGTATTTACTGAAGCTCAATTAAAATCAGATGAAGCTGTTGAGTTGAAAAGAAAAGATTTGACTAAAGCACTACCTCATATTCCACAAACAAGTGATCAATATCTTTATGAAATATCTGAAATTAAAGCAGGACTTACTTCTCAATTGACAGATGCTATTAAAGAATCCGCATTTGATTGTTATATATATTCAAATGGTAAATGTGTTAATTTTGGAGATCCTACTAATGATAAATTCTCTTATGTTCCTGATTATGCTGATCAACAAAATGATACAACTGTTCAAGCAAATAAACAAATAATTGAATGGGTTGGAAAACCTATTACTATTAATGGTGTTCAATATGTTTATAGAAGAATGAGTAAAACATTATTGAACATTTATGATAAAACTAGTTATGAAGCTGCATTAAAAGATTCTTCTATTATTCCATTACAAATAGGAACATTAGAAAAAAATGAAAGAGGTGAAAATGTATTTAAACAATTAGTAGTATAATTTTTTCAATAATTAGAGTATTGATGTAACTATAAATTCAATGATCGCCTTTTCTTCGTAAGGTAAATTTTCGTATTCAGTTATACCTTGTCCAACTGTAACAATTATTTTATTATTAATTTCTTGATTTTTTTGTTTTAAATAATCTACCATTTTCGGAATTTTTTTTTCCTTTAAAATAACCAACTTGAATACTAATTTTCTTAATCTATGATTATAATTCATTTTTGATGTATTTGCATATACAAATTTATTTAAAAAATAAAATAATAAAAATAAATTAATAATATTCATGTTTTATTTATTTAAATCAATAGATTGATATTTTTATTTCATTTTTATTTTATATTTTTTTATTATTTATTTTTGTAATAAATCTAATATTTTATCCATTTTTTTATTATATATTTCTAATTTCTCTTCTATATTTGTTAAACGCTCTTCAAAATTTTTTTCATTTGTATTTTCATGAGTGTTAACTTTTTTTAATTTTTCAAAAATATTTACATCTTCTTGTTGTAGAAAAATTTCATTTTTTCCCCAAGTTACATTTTTTTCTTTTTGTTCCTGGTTTTTATATTTATTTTGTAGTTGATTATCTTTTATATCTCCTTGATTTTGAGTTGTATTAATAAATTTTTCATTTTTAATAGAGGTTTCTTGCGGTTTTAACCATTTATTAATACCTTGTTGATGTAAACGATTCACTTGTTCTATGTCATAATTCCTTTTTGCGGTAATTTCTTTTATCATTTCTTCCATTTCATTTATTGGTTCATCAATAAAATTATCTTTGAAATCTGGCGTTTTTGGAATCTCTATAGACATAGTTTTTGTAAATTCTTCTTGGCGTTTTACTAAATCCATTTCAAATTGCGATTTTTTTTCATTTTGTATTTCTTCATATGTTATAGGTTCTTTTGATTCAGAATCCTGGTATATTTTTATTTTATTTGGCATATTATTTGGATAATTTTTTTTTATATAATTTAAAATTATTAATATATACTTTTTATTCATATCTATTAAATTTGTTTGCTTCACTCTCTCTGTTTCAAAAAATCCTTTAATATTTTCATTAAATAATTTGAAAACATTCATTTGATTATCTCTCGTTAAAAATTTAAAAATATCTTCATCTGCAATCACATCCCAAAGTGTAGATATATTATTTTCTTTAATAAAATTTTGATTACTCATAAATATATAAATATATATTATTGTTTTTATATATTTTTTATAATGAATCGTTAAAATAAACATGCCTGAAATGTTCCATATATTTATCTTTTAATATATGCGTTTTTAAATAATTTGAAGTAAATTTATCTTCCAACATATGTACAATGAAAAAAAGTGAATATATGCCACACTCTGAGTTTCCATATTGATGTTCTATTCCTTCGTTACTATCAAATTCAAAATTTATTTTTGGTGAAAGAGTTCTTCCTTCGTCTATAATACGATCTACTAAAACCATAATTTGTTTTGGTGCTTTCTCTCCAGTACTATCAAAAAAGAATATTTTTTTCTTTTTAATATTGATAAACATAGAGATCCAATGTTCTCCAGGTTTATTATGTGGATCTGTATTAAATATTATACCAATTTTTGTTTTTCCATTTTTTATTTGTTCCTTCACGCTAAATTTACATAATTCTTCCCAAACACATTCTCCATATAATTTTTTTGTATCAAAATCTATTGGTGATGGACCAATAAAATCAAAACATTTATATGCTTTTTCATATTGTTTCATAACATTCATTATATCTAAACTTGATAACCATTCGTTTGGATTTTTTTTCCAATTTGGCG